AACCCTTTTCCAAGTAAGTATTTTTTAATTTTATTTATAAAAGTGGGTGCCCGGGTTTTTATTCCCCCGGGGACAATCTGTCTACAGTTGTAGAAGCAATTGATGATAAAAAGTTTCTAAAAATTTTACTCTCGAGAATTATAATTGTATTCTACAGTTCTATTCTTTCTCCCTCCATACTTGTGCTATAAGTATATTCATTGCTATGCGAAAGAGGTTCAAATTTGAAATTCATCTCTTCATAAAGAAGTTTGTTCAGTCTTTCTATGAGTTCTCTACCCATACCTTTTGGAACATATGCTATTGTAAGATGTGGATGGTACTCATTAAAGGTGGATTTAACTTCCATTTTTGATTTTATGATATGATTAAGAATCCTAAGATCTGAACTCATTACATCAAACTTAATAATATCAAAGTTGTCATTCTCAAAAAGTGAAAGTTCTGTAAGTTGGAAATAACTTGGTTTATTTTTAATTATTTCTTTGATAAGATTTATATCCGTGTTTATATTTATACCAAATGCTACTGTGATATGAACATACTTATCAAATTCAAAATCCACATCTCTTTTATACCCATGACCTATGAGTATTCTTTCAAGATCATTATGCATTCTTTCAACTACCTGCTTCATCATAGGTACAGAAAGCATAAGACAACCAGTATTTAAATTTTCTTCCATATATAATATGTTTTTAAAATTAATAATTTATTTAATTTTATATTATTTTTATGACTCAAATTTCGACAAGATCCAGTATATGGACAAGTTCTAAAATAGAAGCAATTGTAAAAGAATACAATCTTACAGGTTCACTTCCTGCACCAAGAAACCACCCATTTTATGATAACAACATTCGTAAAATGAAAGATGATGTACTTTTTGAATATACCCAAGAAGAGATCCTTGAACTTGCTAAATGTAAAGAAGATATCATCTATTTTGCAGAGAATTTTTGTAAGGTACTTACTGATGGTGGTAACCGACTTGTAAAACTTAGAAAATATCAGAGAAGAATACTTCTTCAACTTAAAAAATACAACAAAAACATTCTCCTCCAAAGTAGACAAAGTGGTAAATCAGTTACTACTGCCATTTTTGTAGTTTGGTATCTTATTTTTAATAAGGATAGGAATGTTGTAATTGCCAGTGCTACTTCAGATAAAGCAGAAGATCTTGCACAAAAGATAGAAGTTATGCTTCTTGAACTACCTTACTTTCTTAAACTTGGACTTAAAAAAGACAACATTAGAAAGAAGCATTTCTCTAATAACAATACTCTTACAGTAGAGACTACCACAGAGAATACTGCTGCTGGTATGACCTGTCACTTGCTTATTATGGATGAGTTTGCTCTTGTTCATCATTCAATTATAAATAAACTGTATAGAACTATTATACCTACCATGTCATCTTCTGTTACTGCTAAACTCATTATAATGAGTACACCCAGAGGAACAAACAAATTTTATGAGGTATGGCAGAAAGCAGTAAAAGGAACAAACAATTTTAATCCTATAAGGGTTGATTGGTGGGAAGTTCCTTTAAACAATGAAATTGGAGATCCACTCCTTGATGAAAATGGAAATATAGTTTATAGAGGAGAAGATTGGAAACAGGCACAAATAGAAGATCTTGGAAATGAAGAAGATTTCAATCAAGAATATGGAAATCAATTTATGGCAGGAAATTCCATGATTTTCAACTCTGTTACAATGAGAACCTTAAAAACACAGGAGAAGAAATATAAACCTTTTCCAGTTGATGCTATAGAGACTATTCTTGAAGACCTTGATATCCCTCTTCAAAATCCAGATGTCTTTATCGTACATCCAGATATAGATCCCTCAGATTTTTCAGATGATACCAGTAAATTTATTTTCTCTGTAGACCTTGCAGGTGGTGGAGGTGGAGACTATTCTGTTATTACTTTCTATAAGATTATGCCGATGTCCAAAACCCAACTTGATAAAATAAAAATTGCTACCTCTGTTAAAGATTTCTATAAACTTGTAGAAGTTGCTAAATTTAGAAGTAATGAACTTGAAGTTGACATGGTAGCCAAAATTTTCTATCATATAGTAATGGATCTCTTCAATGAGAATATAGTTGGTATAGTAGAACTCAATTATGAGGGTAGAACTTTTACAAAGACCTGTTCAGAAGTTTATGGAGACAATAACGATCTTGATACAGATATCTTCCTTGAATTTCCTTATAATATGGTATGGGAAGATGCTAAAACTTTTAAGCAGGGAGTATTTAATACAGATTCTGTAAAAAAAGATGCCACAAAGAAATTCAAGAAACATGTGAGAATAGGACAACTTCTTCTTACAGATACCAATACCATTACTCAGAGTACCAATTTCAGTTTAAATAAAAGTGGCAATTACGAATGTCAAAGTGGTAATGATGATGATATAATGTGTGCAGTTAATGTTACCCATGTACTTTACCACCCACTTTATGAAGAGATGGTTGAAGATCTTTACGATGATGCACCATCAGATTTTAAACAAATAGTAGATTCTAAACTTTCAAGCGACATATGAAAATAATATCATTTTTATTCTTATTTTTCTTTTTACTTGGACTTACAGCCACCATTTATGGAATGATAAAATCTTACAGTATTTCTTGGGCAAATATAAGATCAGGAGATATTGTAATACTCAGGGATCCATTTGGTAATTACATATCTCTTATTGCTATTAAAGAATCATTCTTTGGTACAAAATTTATGACTCTCTGTAAAGACAGAAATGGTAATGTAGATCTTTCTCTTTTACATCCAAGAGACTGTACAACTACATCACTTTCTCTTATTCTTCGAAACTTTAATATCATAGAGATTGATAGAACTTATAGAGAACTTTATAAAAGAGCATATGCAGACAAATTTAAGTAATTTTAGGTTACCTATGAAATCTTCAATTACTTTTGAAGAACATTTATTAGATTCCTTTGATTTTGAGATTAAAATACCTGTCAAGAAGTCAGGGAAAGAAGATGTAAAACCTATTGTCCATACAAAACCAAAAGGTAAGAAAGATAGTAATATACAAAAATCACTGTTTTAAATGAGCAACATAAACATTGTAGATATAGCCAAATCTCAGAAGTCAAACTTTATAAAAGATATAGATCATTACGGAACTATTATTTCGGAAGTTTCTTCTTTCTTTTCATCTCCACAGGCTCTTCGTTCAAATAAGAACAGGCTTTATGTATATAGACAGGAACTTATATCTAAGAAAGGAAAACTTCTTATTGAACAATCACTCTATGTGAAATATCTCCGTAAAGTAGAAAGAGATAGAATGCATTCTATGAAGATAGGAAAACTTCCACCTGGAGATCAGGATTATGGAATTGTCTATAAAAGTGAGGGAGAGCGTAAAATTTATCTCGATTCTTATACAAAAGATCTCAGATATCTTATTCAAATAATGACTGATTATATCAATTTTGTTTCAGATACAGTCGATACTATCGATAAAATGCTACTTGGAGTCAAGTATTACATAGAACTTGACAAATAAAAACCTTATATGAAGATCACAGTACACTCAGATACAAAAGAACTTGAACTTGAATATGATAGTCAAATAGAACTTGATACTGTCCGTAAAGTCTATGCTCAAAAAATAAGAAATTGGAGATTTAGAATTCCAAAAGGTAGTAAATGGGATGGAACAGTAAACTTCCTTAGAAATTACAAATACTTACCCATTGGAATGTGGAAACATCTTCTTGGTATCTGTAAAGAATATGAATTTCCAATTTCCATAAAAAATAAAGAATATCTTGTTGATGATACCATTACAATAAAGAAAATAGAGAAATTCTGCTCAGAAAATTTTCAAAGTGAAGATTTTAAACTTGATGAAGATCAAATTACTGCCATCTATCTTGCTGTAAAATATAAATACTTCACTATGGATCTTTCTCAAAGATTTGGAAAGACCCTACTCTTCTATCTAATAAGCAGATATCTTGTAAAAGAGACTCCTGTAAAGAAAGTTCTTATTCTTACTATAAATCCAGGACTTGTTGGACAGATGTATGCAGATTTTGAAGATTACTCAGGTGGAGATCTTTCAGATATCTCTATGTTACTCTCTAAGAATAAACTTAAAGATGATAGAGGTTCTATTCATATTACAAATTTCCAATATCTTGTAAATATAACAAAGAACAATCCTGAATTTTTTGAAAAGTATGATGCTGTACTTGTTGATGAATGTCATAGACTTTCTGAAACTACAAAGACTGTCATAAATCTTTCAAAGAATAGACTTTATACAGGTGGATTTAGTGGATCTATTGTAAAAGATACATCTGCTGACTACTTGAGTCTTATGGCTTATTTTGGCGGAATCTTAAAAACTGTTACAAAGAAAGAACTTATGAATAAGGGTAGGGCTACACCTATCTCTATAAGATGTATTACAGTAAATTCCATAGATGAAAGTAAGAAGAAAGAACTCTATTATGCAAAAAGCCAAATACCAGGAGAAAAACTTCTAAGACTTGAACTTCAAGCCATCAGAGATTCTAAAAGAAGAATGGAGTTTATAGCCAAACTCTGTAAAAAACTTGATGGTAATATTCTTATCTTCTTTGTAAGTACAATGGATAACTTTGGTAAAAGACTTATTGAAGAAATAAAAATGTATACTCAGGATAGAACCATAATGTACATAGATCAACATGTTCCAGAAGATTCAAGGTCTAAATTTAAAGCAAAAATGGAAAATTCTTCAAATAATATTCTTGTTTCTACTTATGAAACTCTTTCTACTGGACATACAATCCGTAATCTTCCATATATCATCTGTGCAGAACCTATTAAAGCAGAGACTACACTTTCACAGGCTATTGGTAGAGGAATGACTAATCATCATTCAAAAGATAAATTCACTTGGATTGATATCATAGATGACCTTAGATGTAATTTCCATGACCATATAACAAACTCTACTGTATCATCTGAAAATTATGCATTTAAGTGGGGTAAAATTAGAAAGACCTATTATAAAAGAGAGGGATTTACCTACAAAGATGACTATATTGATTTAATGAAGTAATTAAAAAATGAACAGTTCTATTTCTAATTTTGAACCAGCAATGTTCCTGTATTTTTGTTCTATAGGAAAGATTACTACCCTACCGACAAAATATTGGAAAACACCAAGTATAAAACTCTTACATGAACTTTCTATTGCTTATAATAGAAAATTTCTTGAACTTCCCTGGAATCTTGAAAATCCAGATATCTCACAGATTAAAGAAGTTGTTAATAGAAATCCAGATAAATTTATCTTAAATCCAGATAAATCTTTAGAGCAGAATAATACTACTTTCTTATCTGCTGTTTCACATATTATAGCAACTGATCTTAAAAAATACAACCATTCTTTTCTTAAAGAGACCAGTGAATCTTGGTTACAATGGGAAGACTTTCAAGAGAAGAATAAAAATGCTATTGAATATATTCGTGGACAAGTTCTTGAACCTGGGACTATATCACAGGTTATAAAGAAAGCAAAATCTATCATATCTTCAGCAGGAGATATACTTCTTGATGAAGATGATCTGGGAGATGATTTCTATGATCCTTGTGCTCATGTTGTAGATGATTCTACAGAGAAAATCAACTCTGGATATACAAATTTAAATAAAGCATGGATTGACCACCCTACTGGAGGTATTCCACTTGGAACAACTACTCTTGTTCTTGGAGAAACTAACATTGGAAAATCTATTTGGGGTTGTAACTTTGCAAGAAATATCCACTTAAATGGTTACAATGTCATCTATATCTCTCTTGAAATGAGTACAGATAAAATCTTTAAGAGAGTAGGTGCTGGAATCTTTGATATAGATATAGGAGATTATTCTAAACTTTCTACAAGTCTTGATTCAATCTCTGCAGAAATTAAGCGTTTTAAAGATAAAACAAGTACAAGTTTAATTCCACCTGGTATATTTAGAGCAAAGAGATTTGGAGGGATTACACCGAGTGGTATTCAGAGTTATGTCAGAAGTGTAGAACAAAAACTTGATATCAAAGTACATTGTGTAATTGTGGATTATTTAAATGAAGTTGGAAGTGATCATGGATATACTACTGCAAATGCGTACGAGGCTTATTCATATCACAAAAGCAATATGAATGACCTGTATAAAATGGGAGTTGACAACAATTGGGCAATGATTGTACTTCATCAACTTTCTGGAACTGGATTTGGTGCAGAAGATATCACTATGAGTATGAGTAGTGAATCCAAAGGTATACTTCATAGACCGGACTGTGTCTTGGGTATTATACAAACCCCAGAAATGAAAGTAGCCCGTAGATATTATATGAAAGTATTAAAATCCAGAGATGGTGTCATTAAAGATCATAAAATAGAATTTGAGATAGACTATACAAGAATGATGATTACAGAAACTGGGACTGTACTTACCCCAGGAGATGCTTTACTTTAAAAATAGATATGAGAATTTTTAAAAATTATTCTATATTATGACTGTTTATTTTTCTATTACAATCATACTTGCTGTACTGCTGTTTTGTAGTACTGCTTATTATCTTGTAAAAGCCAAGCAGAGTACCCGGAAGATTAAGGAACTTAGTTCACAGTTATTTAGTGTCCCTAAATATGCTGTAGGTTCTCCTGTGTATGTCTTCATGGCTGGGAAATGGATACAAGATATCATTATAGAGAGCAAACTTTCAGATACGGTTATCTCTATCAGAACAAAATCTATGGAAGCAGGTATATTTTATCCTATAACAAGTGAATATGTAAGGCTTTCAAGAAATGGAGAAGATTTAAGTGAAATCATAGACCCAAGAGAATCATAACATCTTTAAGAGATATTTTCACTTATAAATTTTGAACACTGAGACCCCTGCTAGTATTTTAGCAGGGGTCTCTTGTTTATTTATGTTACAGGATTCAAAAGTAAAAACTCTTTTACTCTTATACTGCTGTAAAACTACCTACAATTGTAGAGTTTCCACTAAGAGTAATTCTATTAATGAATTTCTTAGTTACATTAGGAATCTTCACTATAACATCCACTATTGAAGTATTTTCTCTAACTACCCAATCTGGGTTATTACTTCTATCAAATACAACATCAAATTCTTCTATACAACCATAAACATCTCTAAGATTAGAGTAGTAATTGTCAAGAATAGAAAGAACTTGCGTACGCATTGTATCATCGTTATATTCAAACATAAATCCAGCTAAGAGTTGTTCTTGATCGATTTCTATGTTGATCAGTGTTTCTCTTGCATGGATATTGTTCAGAATAGAAGTATACTTCTGGAATCCTGTTTCATTACCCATAATTACAATAGAACCATCATTTCTTCTATAAATTGGATTGATTCCTTTCTCTTCAAGTTCTCCTCTGTCACTTTTTGAAAGTGGAAGAGTTACTCCTGTTACTCCCTCTCCAGAAATAATACCTCTCTTCATACCAGCAACTGCAAGGTATGGATTAGTTTTATATTTCTCTACAAAGTTATTACTTACATAACATGCAGGAGGTACAGAAGATAGAGATCCATCATCATTTCTTACTTCTATATTAGGGAAGTAGAAACCTACATAAGATGCTCCACTTACTTCTTGTGGAAGTGTATAAAGGAAACTTGGATTTTCATCTATATTACCACCTTTGTTAATAAGTTCAGCTGAAAGTCCAGGGAATGGATCTTCTGCACTTGGAGTGTTTGTAAATCTTGGATCTACACTATCCATAAACTCTTCAGGTGTAGGACAGTTTAGGATACCCAAGCATCTCTGTCTACCTTGAATAAGTTTAGAAAGGTAACTCTTACTTTCTGGTGTAAGTCCTTTATTAAAGGTATCCACAAAGTATCTAAAATCTACCATCTCAGGATCTACCAGTGTTTTTGCCATCACTGTATCAGTCATTACAGAGTAGATTTCTCTTACTCTCTGATCTGTATTATTTGGTAAGTGATGATCTTTAAGTGAGAATCCTTTAAGACAAGAAAGATCATATTCAGAGAACATGTCTTCAATTGGTAGTCTTCTTTCTACTTCATTATTTTCTGAAAGTTTAATATTTCCATTTGTAGACACCAAGAGAGATGGAAGACCTGCCTCCATTACATTCTTAATTGATACAATTCTTGCAAGTGTAGGTTTTCCATTTTCTTGGGCTACAAGGAATTGTCCAACTTTTAAGTAATCTTTGTATGCTTTATCTACGATTACAGAAGTTTCATCAGATTTCTTTCTTATAGGTAAAATAATTACCGAAGTACCTTTACCACTAACTATCTTACCTCCATTTACAATTTCCTCAGTAAGATTTTTCTCTCTTGTAAGTTCCATATCTTCATATCCAGTAATTTTAAGGATTCTTTCTCCCTCTTCTGTATATGAAAATTCAATTTTAAGATAAGTCTTTTCACTATTATAATCATAGTAATCCCCAGTGATTATATCTTTATCTTTTGCTTTCTTATAAAGCGAAGACATATGAGAAGCATAGATTTTGTTATCTTTAATCTGTACATCAACTGGAGTATCATGAATTTTGTACCACTTAAGATTTTTAGTACCATCAGTAAGCAAGATGTTTGCTTCTTTCTCTGCTGGAATTTCTAAGGTATGTTCAGTATCTCCACCTCCGTTAGTAACTTTAAGAGTTATTTTTACAGGATTTGAAGAGTTGTTTGCAAGGTTTAAGATAGGGAATTTGTTTCTTACTGTAACTCCACCATTCATAAGCATACTCTCTATACCAGCAAAAAGTTCTGCTGTTTTTTCAAGCAGGGTAGAAGATCTAAATGATACTTCATGCTCATTCATTATGCTTGTATCCCATCTACTTCCAGTCTTTTTACCTGCTGATACAACAATTTTTGTCATATCTTCCCCAGTGTTTACGCTCTTGTAATCTTCTTCTGGAAGAGAACCACCTTTAAGTTTCCAATCAGTAGTCCCAGGTTTCATAGCAGAAAGTTTCAGAATTACACTTTGTGAAGTTCTATCTACACTTCTTACTTCTGCCACAGCTTGTTCTCCCTCAAGAGTACTACCTACATTTACCTTACTGTAAATCTGTTCAAAGAATGGATCTGTATTTGGAACTACAAGAGTAGCCTCAGCAGAAAGTCCACTTGCAGGAGTCCATACTAGACCCTCTCCATCAGCATTGATGTATAAAGATTTTTCACTTTTTACAATCTGAGTTTCTATTTTATCTACAAGTCCACCTTTATAAGAAAGGAAATTGATTTCTTCTACTGGTTTTTTAAGCAGTCTATTTCCTATAAGGTCAAGATGTGCAGTGTTAGTCTTTGTAATATACTTATCAAGTTCTTTTTCATTGATAGCACAAAGAAGACCATCAAAGTTAGTATTAGAATTGATAAGATTTTGAATATTTCTATTGATACCATTACCATCCACAAAGTTAGGAATAACAGTACCTGTATAGATTTGTTTAACTTTTACTTCTTTAAGATTTAAAAATTCTTCAAGAAGATCTTTTCGAAGTCCTGTAGAAGTAAAATACTTACCGAATACTGGATGTGAAGAAAGCACTGGATACTGAGAAGCGGAGAAATCCCCAGAAAGTACAATTACATCGATAAAATAATCAGAGATTAAATCTGATGACTTCATAAATGCTGGAATAAGTTCTACATCTTTATACCATTCAAGTGCAGTAATATCAAATCCTTTCACTTGGCTCTTTCTAATAAGTACAGAAATTGGACTCTTAGAAAGGTTAGTAAGTGATAGAAGTCTACTTTGCTTATCAAGTACAGTACCATTAGCAGTCAGATACTTTGGATCTGGCTTCCAGAATCTTGTTTTGTTATAATAACTTGCAAGAAGTCTTTCATGAGTTTCTCCATTTGGTGTACTTGGATCAAGTGAGAATGTTTTAAATTCTACTTTATCAGCATCTGCTGTAGGTTCTCCCTGTTCATTTACTGAGTTATTAGTTTTAAGTAAGTTTAAGGCAAGTACACTCCCAGATGCTAGTGCTACTTCTATACTTTTATGAAAGAAAGAACCTTGTCTTTCAAGTACTCTATCTCTTGTCCCAAAAAGTTTTCTTGCTGTATCCAAGTCTCCTTTCTGGATAAGAACAGGCACATTGAATACACCAGTTCTTGAAAATCCAGCAATAAGTCTTACTGGTTCATTACCAGTAGCAGTAGGAACAGCAGTACCATCTCTATGAGTAAAATATACACCACTTGCTTTATATTTTCCAGTGATGTCTCCGAGTGATATTAATCCTGTTGACATATTAAATTATTTTTTAAGAAATTATCATATATATTTATACTTTCGGAAATCCAAATGGGAGAACGGTTTTCCAGGATTTTGCAACATCTTGTACTCTAAAGTAATAAAATTATAAAATACTTTAAAGTAATGAAAGATAGTTTTTTAATAGGTACACCAGTTGTTCACCCTGTATATGGAGAGGGTAGAATTGTAGAGATTAGACCTGGAAGTAAAAATCCTGTTGCTGTTAAATTTGTAGGTGGTATTACAGTAGATTTTAAATTCAATGGCAAACTTTCTCTTGATGACCCAAAAACTTTACAACTTAATATAAAAATACCTACAACCAAGCAAGTTATCTTGGATTGTCTAATTTATATCCTTTTTATACTTCTTGGACTACTTACAGGACTTTTTATTACTGATACTAAAAGATAAAAACTTAAGAAATTTATGGACTTAACTGTTATAAAAGAAAAACTTAAAAAATCATCTCACAGTAATTTAAATAGCGTAGATGAAATGATCATCTATGCAAATGAGATGTATAGAATTGGAGAGCCTGTTATCTCAGATGAAGAGTATGACTTCCTTTTATCTTTTACAGATAATATATCTGATGGAAATCCAAAAGTGATGGATTATACCCATAATGGAAAACCACTTAGAGAACTCCCTATTACTATGGGAAGTCTTGATAAAATTAAAACAGATGAAGAGATTAAAAAATGGCTTGAAAGGTGCAAAGATGATGATACGCTCGTGATTACTCCAAAGTATGATGGTATAAGCATATGCGTAGAATTTGAAGAAAATGGAGAATATACTGCTTTCAGTCGTGGTACAGGAACAGAGGGATTTGATATTACATCTTTTGTGGAAGTTATAGGTATTCCAACTTTTGAAAAAGGTGTCTACTTTGGAGAAATTGTACTTAAAAGGGAGGCACTTAAAGAAATGAATAAAGTAAGAGAAGAAAGAGGTCTTACGCTCTATAAAAATACCAGAAATACAGTGGCTGGACTCATGTCTATGGTAGACCCAGATGAAGATTTTCTTCCATATCTAAGTGTTATATTCTATGGAAAAGGTAAAGTACATGAAGATAAAAATCAAACTCTTGAATTTATAAAAGAATTTACACTTGACAGTTCACTTCTTTTCATTTTACTTCCTTTAAGAAGAATTACAAAGGAGACACTTGACTCCATTTTTGAGGATTTTAGAGAAACACTTGATGTAGATATAGATGGACTTGTTCTGGATATAGATAATAAAGATAGTAGAAAAATACTTAAATCTTCTACTTTAAATCCTGCTTATGCTGTTGCTTATAAAGGATTTCCCCAGAAAAGTTATCCTACAAAGGTTAAATTCATTCATAGAACACTCTCCAAAGATGGTATATTTGTTCCTACTTTGGTAATAGAACCAGTAGAAATAGGAGGTGTAATTATCAGAAATCTTTATGCAGATTCTGAATCTTTCCTTTATCTTTACTCCATTGGAGAGGGTACAAACATAAGTATAATTAGAAGTGGAGATGTTATACCGAGAATAGTAAAAGTAGAAGATTTCCCTATTTTAAAAAATTCTAGGCTTAAAAAACTCAGACAAAAGTACTCAGACAATCTTCAAGAGATTAGAAAAAATCATATAAATACTCCAGAAAATTACTCAGAACCTAAACTTGACCTACCTTATTATTGGGACTCTACAAATACTCAGATAAAAACTGATATACGAAATGAGAACATAGATACTAAAAATCTTGTTCATTTCTTTAAAGAAATTGGAGTAAAGGGAGTAAGCGATGCGAAAATTGAAGATCTTTATAAAAATGGACTTAATACTTTAAGAAAGATTTACAAAGCCTCAGTAAGTAGCCTTTCTTCACTTCCAAACTGGGGAGAAACTTCTGCTATCTCTTTTAAAAATGAAATAGAAGAAAAACTATCCTGTGCTACAGAAGAGATGATTATGTCTGGAAGCAACTTATTTTTCAGACTTGGTGCAAAGACTTTAAAACCTATCGTAGAGTATCTTGATCTTCCAGATGAAGAATTTAAAAAGAAACTTGAAAATATTCCAGGTTATGGACTGTTTACAAAAACTTCTATTCTTGAGGGTCTTCCCAAATATAAAAATTTTAAAGAAGATATCTCTGAATTTATAAAAGAGAAGAAAATAGAAAATAAGGCAATTGGAGATAAGTACAAAGACAAGAAATTTGTCTTTACAGGAGTTCGGGATAAAGAACTTGAAAAATATCTAGAAAGTGAGGGTGGTCAAGTTACTACTTCTGTCTCTTCTTCTACTTCTTATGTAATATGTGCAACAAAAGACAGTTTAAGTAGTAAAATTAAAAAAGCAACTGAACTTGGTATACCTATCATAGAATACAAGGAAGCCAAGATGTGGATGCCTAATAAAAATCAAACATTATTTTAAAAACTCAAAATGTATAAAGTTATACCTACAATACTTGATCCTGGGAAACTTGATCCCAAAAACTTTGTCACTATCGGAGATGTCAGTTATGTCCAATTTAAGGCTAACTCATACACTGGGAATTCAACCATTGGAGTTATTCCTAAACTTGGAACAGAGTCAAAAGATAGAGATGATATTGTTATTGATATTCATTCAAAAATTGATGAGCTTGATGCACCTATCTATATAAAAGATCACTCAACTATTACAGTAGATGATGGAACTTATTATACAGTCCATGATTCTTTGTTCAAGTATGTAGTTCTTAGAGATGAAATTGTAGATGAAATGACAATAGATGATTTTCTTGGTTATTTTGAGAAACTTTTATTTTTTAAAAAACCAAAGTATTCGATTGTATTTTATATTACATTCTTTCTTTCTATGCTTACAGGTATCTTACTTTTTAAATCACTTATGAATATCTTTAATTAAAAAACAAAAATCAATTATGAAAATATCAAAAAATGAGTATTTGCAAACTGAGTTTGAAATAGAAAAAGGTGGAAACTTTCAAGTAGAAAAACTTATTTCTATTTTACCAGCAAATAAGAAAATTGTCCTTGTAGGAGGTTTTTGTAGTGGAAAAAACTACCTAGCAGAAAAACTTAAAAACATAGGTAAAAAGATCTGTGTTTCTCATACAGATAGAGAACAGAGACTTGGAGAAATAGATGGTGTAGATTATCATTTTACTACTCCAAGAGATATCTTAAAACTTCTTAATTTGAACAAATCTATTCAATGGGATGCTTTTGGTGGACATTTCTATGTTACTACTCTTGAAGAATACTTAAGGAGTGATGTTCTTATTCTTTCTCCAAGAGGACTTAACAAATTCCCTCCTGCACTTAGAGAACAGATGTGTGTCATCTACCTTGATATAAATCTTGAACTTAGAAAAGAAAGATATCTTGAAAGGAAGAATGTAAATATGGGACTTGAAAGAAGAATAGAAGAAGAAAAACCACAATTTGATGGTTTTAAAAATTTTGATATCAGAATTTATGATTATAAAGTACAGGAAAATGATAAAGATGTAGAAGAGTAAATAACACAGTTATGATAGACTCGGCTACAAATACAGGATTTAGACTTTATTTTTCAGAGAATTTTGTTTATGAAGAAATAGAGAAAAAATATAAACCTATAATAGATTCACAGTCTCCTATGTTTAGGAGGCTTGTTGAATATTTGAACATGACTATTTGTGCAAATAGGTTTATTCCTGGATTTACTATACCAGAGTCTAATGTTCAATATTCAAGAACTGGGATAAAAACAGTTCATACTACTGGACTTAATCCAACAGAACTTCTAAATGCTAATTCTTTGGATATTGAATTTAAACTTAAAAATAGTTGTATAAACTATTTTATAATGACTGAGATTATTCTTCTCTATATGGATGTAAACCGTAGAAAAGATAAAAGCATCTTCCTGCCTCCTATAATTCTTGATATAATAGGAGATGATGGTAATCTTATAGCCAAGTACACATATACAAACATCTATCCAAAAAGTATAGGAGATCTTAACTTTGATGGTGGACAAGTAAATCTAAATGGAGATACTTTTAAATGTGAATTTGGATTTAATGATTACACTATGGAACTTTATATGGGAGATAGAGTAGATATGACACATCCAGGACTTACTTATTAAAATATGATAACAAGAGATTTATACATTAGAGGAACAAAAGAAGATCCAATGGAGCTTGAAGATAAAATTCTTGAAGATTCTTCGCTTGCTCTCTATATTCAACAAATTCTTATGCTCCTTGAAAATGAAAATAAGATACTTGGTGCACCTGGAATGAACTTAAATCTCGAACATTATGTTTTTGATACTAAAATATCTGCTACCAGAATAAAATCTCTTATTACTTCTGCTATTTCAGAGTACTGTACACTTTCGAAGTACTATGGTACATCAGTAGAAGTGAATATTGTAAAAGGTACAAATAGAGATATTTGTCTTGTAGACATCTATGTAAATAAAGATGTAAAACTTTCTTACCTTGTTAAATAATAATTTTTAAATATACATACTTATGGATAGTACTATAAAAGCAATTCACGAAACACATGCAGATATAACTGAACAATCTGTAATTTCATCTGCTAAATTTGTAACAGAAGAAATCTTACCTAAACTTTCAGAAGCAGGAATTTCTCTAAGTGAGGGTAGTCTTATTTCTATTCATTCACTTTCAAGAATTTTTGAAAGTGATAATGTAGGTAGAAAAGTAGCAGACATCTTGATTTGGAGTGGTATGTTCTCAGAATTTGATGCCGATAGACTTGTTTGTAAAACCACTACTGCTGTAGAAGAAAATGAAGAACCTGCACACCAAGTACAGGAAGAAGATATTAAGGAAGAACCTGCTCCAAAAGAGGTTAAAGAAGAACCTGTAAAAGAAGAAGCAAAATCTTCTGAAGTTAAAGAAGCAAAATAGTTTTGTTTTAAATACTCATGATTTGGTAAATTTTCCCACTTATATTTTAGGTGGGAAAATTTTTATTTCTTCCTTGATAATATTAATAAAATACCTCATATGATACCCATTTCATTATATAAAGACTTTCAAAAGAAGAATGTAGAAAGTTTTACACAAAATAATACAAAGATACCACAACTTGACCTTTTACATTCTGTTATAGGACTTTGTGAAGAATTTATCGAATACAAAAATGCAACAGAAGAAGAACATAAAATAGAAGAACTTGGTGATCTTCTTTTCTATCATACAGTACTTTCCCATATGCTTGGTATAGATCCAAAAGATTTTCTTGAAATAGAAAACCAAGATGAAATATCAAGAGATGAACTTCTTGGTTCACTTCTTGGTAAAACAAAGAAATATGTTTTTCATGGAAAGCCGATTTACAAAGCCGAGTTCCAAAAGTACTTAAATGTTATATTTAAACACCTGGATCTTCATACTTTCAATATAACTTATGTTATGGAGTATAACATCAATAAACTACAGAAGAGATATCCAAATGGTAGAACAGATAATATTTTTAACAAATTACATACTTTAACACTTAATATAATATAAAAAGATGAACATGAAGCCGATTAAACTATCTGGAGTAAATCCACACAAACTTTCTACATTTCTTTCAAATTTTACAAAAACAGATATGCATACTCCATTGCTTATAACAGGAGATAAAATTGTCTGTAATGCTTCAAATCCAACAAAAACTATAATCATTTCAGTCTCTGAAACTGGAATCTGGGAAAATAACTCAGCAGGAGATACTCCTATTCTTATCTGTACAAATACAATGCTTATTAAAAAGATTAATAAAGCACTTGCTACATTTGTAAATATCTCAGCAGAGTCTATAAATATTTCAATTACTCCTGAGGATTACCAGGGAGAACTTATAGGTATAAAAATGAACTTTGTAGGAGATAAATTTTCTACTCGTATATCATCTATTGAATATGACTTTATAAACAAAATTCCACCTACTGTAATGGAAAATCTGCTCACGGTAGATGGAGAAACAATTGGAGAATTTTCACTTACAGCAGAAATGCTTTATATTGTAGATAGAGTTTCTACAAAGAAAGATGATGATTACTCAGCATCTTTTTCTATTACTAAAAAAGAAGATAATCTTGTACTTGCATCAGTTGGCGTGGATGATTGGGAAGTGCTTGGTAAATATGATAAATTTACAAGTCAAGAAAAGTATACAACAGGACTTTTATTTACAAAAATCTTACCAAAAGGTGTAGATTACAAAGGTAAAATCTTCATGAGTTCAGTTGGAACAACACTTCTTGTCTTACAAAATGAGTCATCAACCTATATATGCCCACTTCTGACCAATGATTAAATATGAACAATTTTTGGAGGATATGTCAAAGGATCTCGATATGACTTTGGAGGAACTTGAAGATAACTTTGACCAAGAATTTTTAACATCTGCTTATATCAATCAGTGTAGTCAAGCACCACCAACTTTCAATTTTTCAAATCAAGTATCTGCTGATTACTATACAGAGGAGAAACTTGAGCTTGAGGGTAAACTTGATATCTCTTTTCTTGAATTTAAAAGTAAAAATCCAGAGTATGAATACTTAAATACTTCAAAAAGTATAATATACCATCCAGGAGATATCATTACTTACAAAACTAAGCCATGTACAGTGAAGACTGTGAGTAAAATGGGTATTTTTACATTCTATGGAGGTTATCCAATTATTTTACCTCCACAAGTTGTACTCCTTAACAATATTAAAAAAATAAAGAATAAACATATCCCAGTACTTTATTCAGAGATTAAATCTACACTCCATAATGTTTCAGAATCTGTTTACTTTGCTACATTTTGTGATTACTTTGATATGCAGGAATCTGTCATTTACCAATATATTGATAGAGAAGACCAAGATGCCTTACTTGATGAACTTTCTATGCATGTTGATGTGAGTAAAGTAAGGAAACACAGATAGATCTTTGTGGATAATATTTTTAGAAAAAATTCATGTTATCTTATTTTATTATTTGTTAAACAGAAATGCCTATGAGTACTCTTCTCATAGGCATTTCTTTTATAAATCTCTAAAATTAGTTTTTCTATTTTTCTCCTGCCGAGTAATTTATAACACTATTTTTATTTGTGTTATCCACTCTGTAAGTACTCGCACCACTTATAACAGGTTTGTAAGTTAAAAGTTCTATACCAACAGATATCGTACTTACACCACCATCTGCACTATCATAACTAAATTCTTGCCTAGATACCCCAGAAATAGATTCTGAAAGTTTTACAGTACAACCTATGTTATGGATACCTTTATGTGCAATTTTAAATTTTTTGGGATAAATTAAATTTTCTATTATAGCATCTATTATCTTATACTTTGTAAGTTCTGTATCACATTTAAAATTTAAATTAAAACTGAGTGTGATAGGTACAAAAGTAACTCTACTGTTACCCATTTCAATAGATGTACCAAATTCATCATGCGTAAGTATTTGATGATCTACTCTTACACCTCCACTTCCCAGTTCTGACATATTTATATCAATACTGTCTTCCATAGTAACTGTTCCATATGGCATTGTCTTTCCAGAAGTACCATCTACTTTACCATCCAGGTTTGGGTACTGTGTATTCTCCATAAGTAATCCTCTAAGATATGATTCTGAACCCACTTGTGAGTAAGAAATAGGTACAGTATAAAGTTCTTCCTCTTCTTGTAAGTTCTTTGGAATACTTATTTTTATCATACCTTGAAGTCTACCTACAAGACCTATTATACAGGTTCTTATAAATGGAGAAGTAAAGGATTTTTCTACTTGGTCAGACATAGGGAATTTTTTATAAAAAGGCTGTTTTATGTACCATTTAATATATATAGACAAGTAAAATAATTTTTGTTGTATGAACTCTCTAACTCTCCCAAAAGACTACTTGAAAGATTCAAATCAGGTAGCAGGGTATTTAAATTATCAAAGACTTAACTCTCCTACAAGACTTGTAGAAGAAGTACAACTTGTAGCACCAAGATATTTAAAGGATCTTCCAGATGTATCAGTTACAGGTATTCTTTCTTATTTAAAAGATGTGGAAGATGATACACTTAAATTTATACTTTCAGAATATGAAAAACTTCACAACAATCCTGTTTATAAGGTAATAGAAAAACTTATAAACAATTACCCAGATCTTGCAACTAAACTTTATCCACTTCTTATTCTTTCTCCAAAAGATGCTAAGGATAGTGTTTTACTTATGTTCTCTCAAAGTCTTGATACAAGAATACAGGCTATTATTTCTCCACTTAAATCAAGAGTTTATGATGGAGTTTATACTTCTATTCTTTCAAGACATGGTAGAATAAGTGTACATCATAAGTACTATCCAACATGGAAAGACGCCGAAACAAGTATTACTTTTGTTCTTGTAGGACAAGTTTTACTTTCTGTGAGAAATGGAAAGGTAAATGTAGTTTACGATTGGGAAAGTTCTGTAAGAAATACAGATTTCCTTAATTTATGTAGAAACTTTATTAAAGTTACTTCACTTATAAGTAAAACAGAAACACTTAAAAGAACAGATGAGGGATATAAAATTTATGAGAGTTCTTTCCCTCTTGATAGTACTTATATTAAGCCATCTGTACAAAAACTTATAAGTCTTATAAATTCAGATATTGATTACATTAAATGTTCAAAGTACATCTACTCAGTTACTCTTCCAGATGGTACAGAAGTTACTGTTCTTAAAACTGGAGAAGACAGACAAACTTTTGTAGATTCAAAAACTGGAGAGCAGGTAGAAATTGAAGATACTTACGCAAATGTTATAAGTTCTGAGGTAGAAAAAATAGAAGAGGTTGAACTTCTTAACGAAAGCCCATTCTCTGATGATGAAGATAATGATGAGGTATCTAAGGGGGGTAAAGACTCTGAAAATACAGAGGAGGATATCGAGAAACTTTCGGAAAGGATATCTTGGATAGAGGATAGACTCAAGACCATAGAGGATAGCGATAATCATGTTAAAGATGATGAAGATATCAAAGATTATTACTTAAAACTTAAAGGAGAACTTTCTATCTTACAAGGTAGACTTGAAGATCTTAAAAATAAAACACCTGATAGAGAAGATATTGAAGATATAGTTGTTAAAGATTCTATCTATGAATCTTATACAGATACTATGGTAGAAAGCCAAGTAAATCTACTTCTTGAAAAATCTCTTATTTCAAAAGATGAAAAACCTTATTTCCTTACTGATTATGAAAGACTTAAACTTGGACTTATATCAAGAGATAAATTCTATGAAGATTATAATATAGAAGATAGAATTAAAGATTCTGTGAGAGATACACCTTTTGTAAACATAAAAAATGAAACATCTCCAAATTTCATTGTTCTCCCTGTTGAAACATTTGCACATACGGTAGTAGATCCAGAATTTAGATTTGTTTATTCAAAAGATTTTGGTATAGGTCTTCATAGAAAATATGCAGGTGTGTGGTACTCTGTAAAAGAAGACATTAAAGCAGAAGAACTCTTATCTGCATCATCTTACCTTTATGGAAATATTTCCATCGAATATAGTACTTCTGAAATGAGTAAAGCCTTACAGGATTTTGGAATTATTACTCCTGCTCCAAGTATTATGTCTTTTATAAAGAATGGATATTACTTACTTACTTCTGATATCCTTGAATCTGAAACCCTGTTTGGTACAAAAGGAACAATTATTCAACATACAGCAAATGGATTTGTAGATGGAAGTAAAGAGAGCGTAGATATTCCACTTCACTTACTTGGATCAAACAACTGTATTCCAATTTCTACTACTTTACTTGTAGGAAATAAGTACAGAGTTACTGACTCTAATGGAATTTCTAAGAATTTAAAACTTGTTAAACAGGGATATTCTAGCACTCTTGATATGGAATATACCTTTGTTGATGAATTTGATGAACTTTTACAAATACCACTTGAAGACCTTGTAACTTGTCAAGTTGTTCCATTATAAAACAGCAAGTTCACCATCAAGACTTCTTCTGATTTGATTTTCGAAGTAGGTTTCGAGTGACTCCATAAAACTACTGTGGGTAACTAAAAGGTTCTCTTGGCATTTTCCAAGAATTTCTCTTTTAGTTACCCACAGAAGTAATTTACCTTTGTATTCAAATTTTATACCTCCAAATTCACTAGTAAAGACAACATCTCCCACAGAAAATTCTCCTGTTTTCCGAATATTTTCTGATATACCGATTATCTTTCCAACTGATTGATTTTTCTCTGTAATTTCCAGAATTAAATTGTCTCCAAGTGGCAAAAGCTCCATATCGATTTTTTATAGAATATATATACCAATATTAAAAGATTATTCATGTCAAAGTATTTTGATACCTCACGAATTAAAGGATCTGAACTTCTCTCAGATGCTCTTACATATGTTCAACAAAAATACAATCAATATAAAGAGAGTTTTACTTATGCTTCTCCATATGGACAGATAATACTTGTACTTCACAACCTGTCCCAAATGATGTTCTATTATATAAAAGATGCTCTTAAACAATCAAATTTTGCTACTGCCAATAGAACAACTACAATTTATGGACTTGCAGAACTTCAAGGACATACTGCTACAAGAGGTATCTCTGCTGTCGGACAAATTTCTATTACTAAAAATCCAGACAGTACTGTTCATCCAGATGCTTTACATATTCCAAATTATACAAGACTTCTATGCGAGGATACAGGAAATCCTTATATTATAGTTCTTCCCACTTCCCACACTCATATTACTATTTCATCTCTTTCAGAGTCTAAGTTCCATATTGTACAGGGAGAAATGGAAACTCAGGTATTTACAGGTACAGGAGAAGATATTCAATCATTTACTGTGCAGGGTGGTATAAATAAGATGATAGAGAATGATAGAATTTGGATACTTGTAAATGGTGTAGAATACAAAAAAGTGGATAGTCTTTACGATGCTACTTATAAAGAGCCTGTTTTCCTTGTAAAAAATGATATCTCAGGTAGAGGCATTTCTATTGTTTTTGGTACAAATTCTATGCATAGAGTCCCAGAGAAAGGTTCTGAAATCATTGTAAATTACTTAATTACAAAAGGTGCAGGAGGTAATCTTCAAGGTATATCAAGTCCTAAATTTACTTGGACAGATTCTGTATTTGATTCTACTGGACAGGAGATCAATATGAATGAATATGCAATTACAAAAGTAAGTATGACCCCAGAATTTGGAGCAAATTCAGAAGATCCAGAACTTACAAAAATTCTTGCTCCAAACATATCCAGGAATTTCATAATGTATGATGACAATAGTATTGCTTACTTCTTTAAAAAGATGAATTTCTTTAAAACAGTAAAAGTTTTTAGAGATGATACTGTTAAAAACAGCAACATTTATTCTGTACTTCTTCTTCCAGAACTTAAAAATAGATTATCTGCCACTGAATCTTATTTTACAGCATCTATTGATAAATTTGTACTTTCCCCAGAAGATAAGGATAGACTTCTTACAAACATTCTTGAAAGAAATATAAAAAGTACAAACATTTCTATAAATCTTTATACTCCTGTATTCGAGTATTTTTCTATGGTAATTGATATGACCCTCCATCCTACATACTCGAATAAAATAGTAAGTACAGATTCTTACAAAAATAAAATACAAGAGGTTGTCGGAAACTATCTTCTTTCTACTGAGAGAACAAATATGATACCACACAGTGATATTGTAAGAATCCTTGATGAACTTGAATTTTGTGATACAGTAAAAGTATCATTCATTCCAGAAAGAGATGATATGATAGACAGGTACGGCAATATAAAAGTAGGAGAAACAGAAGTTGCTATATGTAGAGGTGGATTTGTTTCTGAATCTGGTGTAGAAGTTTCGGATACTCTTACTCCTACAAATGGATCAATTGGAATACTTAATATAAATATAAACATATAAATCTTATGAATAAAAATATAATCACAGAGTCTGTCTATATGAAGACCCTAAAAGTTGGAGATATTGTTCTTATAAACCACCCACATCTTGGAGAAATTAAAGTAGAAGTAAAAAAAATAAACCCAGTTATTGGACTTTTCTATTGGGGAGGTGTTGGACAGCACTCAGGTGTAATGGGTGCTATTAAAGGTAAAAATGCACTTAAAAAAGTAAAATCAGTAAGCGAATCTGTGGACAAACTTACTCAGATTGTTAAACATCCCGAGTATGGAAATGTAGAAGTTGTTATTACTAAAAACCTGAGTACAGGAAAATATAGAATTACTTCTGTCGGTATAGAGGGAGATGCTATGGTTACAATGTCTGATCTTGACTCCAAAGATCAAAAAATCATTAGAGATCTTGTAAGAACTACTGCTAAAAATCTTGATGAATCAAAGAAATATGGTTATATCAAAGTACAGGACAAAGAATTTGGAGAACTTATGATTGCTCTTGATGTAGATACGAGAACTGGGGAGAAAGTAATTACAGGTATCTCAGTTGATGATGATGTTATGATTACTCTTGATGATCTTGACAAGGAAGATAGAGAGAGAATTGAAAAGATTGTAAAAGAAAATAATCCAATTTTTGGCTAATACATTTCATTTTTTTTATAATTTTTATAAAGAGAGGGAGACTACAACTTACTGTAATCTCCCTCTTCCATTATGAAAACAAAAACTTACCTATTCACTATTATTTATGATTTTCTCTTGTGTGAAAATCCACCTGTTAAATTTTCAAGTTTCTCAAGATTTATAAATTCAAGAATTTGGAAGAATGTATTTTTGAAGTTCTCATATGACTCCTCTACACTCCAATAATTATTATAACCATAACTCTTAGTATTCATATCCAGCATTACACTCATTTCCCAATCACAGATATTTACATCAATCTGCTTTACTCTTTCATCCATTGGATAAGGAATGTCGAATACTTTAAAGATTTTCTCATCTATTTTGTTCTCTATCTGAGATATCTTATCTTTTATAAGAACTTTAAGTGGATTAGTTATGTCTCCTGTATAACATTCTCCTGCATCATGAAGTAGACATTGCATAGCCAGTATAGGATCTCCATAGACAATTAAACTTGCTTCTGCCATCTTTACAGAATGTTGAGCAATACTGTAATGTCCATGATTTCTTCTTGTCATATCTCCTGTATGTCCATTGTATCTTGGCTGTTTAGCCAGACTCATTGCTATAAATTCAAGATTTACAGCACTGTCTTCAAGATCTGTAACAGTCAGATATTTTCCATTTGTGTACTTGATTACACCATCTTTCATACCATCTACTTGGGTATTTCTGTAAGAATTTAGTCTCTTAATTCTTACAAGTCTTTCATTTTGATTATCTTCCATAAAAATTTTATATTTTTCCTTTTACTTGTGCAAAGATGTTGATAAGTTCCCAAATTAATGCTCTAAGGTGCAAACTTGGATCTATCCCTGTATGTTTTATACTTGTATAATATGAAACCTTTATACTTATATTCGGAATTACAACAGAAAGACCTGGATGATTTTTCTCTATCCAACTTATAAAAGGAAGTTCAAGAGACTGCATTGCAGAGTCTACCTGCGTATTATACTTAGTTTTTAAAATAGAATGAATATATTCTGGTTTTTGATTATTTCCCTCTACAATAAGACTATAAAGTTCAGAAAGTTCCTCTACCTGTTGAGTATTGCTTTCTTCTATATTACTTCCACCTGAGAATTTAAGTTCTTCTATTCTTTCAAGAGTCATTCTCAGATCTGGGAACATCTTCTTCGCAAATTTTACTATGCTGTCCTTATCGTAAGAGATTCCCTCACTTTTAAGAACATGTGCTATTCTCTTTACATACTTCACAAAAACTTCTTTCTTCTCTGTATCATTTTCAGAGTCAAAGCAGATACCACCTCCAAATCTTGAAAGTATAGGAGCAGGTACAAGATTTATGTGGTTAGTTGTAGCAATAAAAATCACTTTTTCAGAGTAAGTATCCATAAATCCTTTAAGTGCTTCAAAGAACTGCATACTTACACCATTCACTTCATCAAGTATAACTATTTTCTTCTTCCCAGTTTTACCATCAAGACTTATTTGTGTCTCACTACAAAATTCATAAATGCTACCTCCCTCTCTAAGTTCATCTACTGAACTATTTCTTGAACTGTTGTGGTAAAGATAAGGATAATTGCTGTTTTTAGCCAGGAACTTAGCCATACTACTCTTACCAATTCCAGATGTTCCAAAGAAGAGTTGAGATTTGTCAATTCCATTTTTAAACTTTGAAGTTATTCTATCTGGAAGAATAAAATCTTCCAGTTTCTCTGGATTATATTTCTGTATAAATTTCATATACTTACTTTTTATAAATAATATCTTCTTCCATTTTTATATGTTCCAAATAAAAATGGAAATGCACTTTTAGAAAAGATATATATGACAATAATTAAATCGTTCGTGATATGAATAAATCCAATGCTATATGGTTAATGGAACACTCCAGAAAACCATTGTCACTTTTGGATATATCGGAATCAGAAGTAGGATCTGGAAGTACTCCCAAGTACATCTTGACAGGTATATGTGCTGAATTTGATACTCCAAATGACAATAATAGAATTTATAAGAAAGAGGACTATCTCAAGCACCTTGAATACCTTAAACCACAAATTGAACAAGGAATACTTCTTGGTAGTCCAGATCATGATGAAGATTACCATGTTTCTATGAGATCAGTATCTCACATCATTAGAGACCTTTGGTATGATGAAGCAGAGAATAATGTAAAAATCAAAATAGAACTTTTACCAACTAATCTTGGTAAAGATCTTATTGAAATTGTTAAAGCAGGTAGTCCACTTTTCATTTCCAGTAGAGCAACTGGATATAGAGATGAACAAACTGGTGTAGTTACTATAGATACTATTTATACATATGATGTAGTATACAGACCTGGATTTGCCAATGCTAAACTTACAAGAATATCAGAAAATCAGTCTTTTACAAGATATGTTGCTCCAAGACTTGTAGAAAATGCACTTGGGGAAGTTTCAGAATTTGATAAACTAAGAGATAAACTTATTTCTATGCTTGTCTCTGGAAATATCGATTCAGAAGAGAAATTAAACATTTGGATAGGAAAATATAAGAGACATTATAGACTTGCAGAGCAGGGAGATCATTTTATATCTTATATTAAGAAATCTGAGCCTTTCCAGGAGATTGTATCTTCTATTTTCCCAGATTGGAAATACACAGATGTAAATCCAGAAGAGAATGTAAATCTTGTAGAAAATAATAATGATGATAATAACTGTCCAAATAAAGATTTAAATGGAAATTGTGTAATTACTACTATTCCAGAGAATCCAGATGTTGTAATTTCTGAAAATCCTGATGAAAGTACTGGAAAGGAAGAGCCTACGCAGGAAAATCCATTGGATACAGAAGTTGCAACACAGGATACTCAAAATACAGAACCTATTGTTTCTGAAGAAGTTGACAATTTTAGATACAAAGTTGGAGATGAGATAGAATTTCCAAGAAATTATAAAAATAAAACAGTTGCAGGTTCTACCTTTTCTATTGAAAGTATAAAAGGAGATGAAGTAGCACTTAAAAATATTAAAACAAAAGATATAATTATGTATAATCTAAAATCACTCTCTAATAATGAATCTCTTGAAAATATTTTAAGTCCAGGAGATGAAGTTAGAATAAAAAATAAAGAAAGTAAATTCTATGGAATGACAGGTCTTGCTGGAGAAATTGAGGGAGACACTGTTAAAGTTACTTTAAACGGTATAGAAAGAGAATTTTTACTTTCTGACATAGAAATCGAACAAACAATCTCTGAAAGTCTTAAAGATGATCTTTCAGATATTATCTCTTCAGATGATGATGATGAGAAGAAAGTAGAGAAGATTCTTTCACTTTCAGGTCTTCCAGATGTATTTAAAAATACAATCAACAGCAAAGATACAATTTCTGAAAAGATTAAGTATGTTAAAGATTGGGTATTCAATGCTGAAAATTGGAAAGAGATCTTGAAAGTAAATGAATCTCTTAAATGGGTACTATCTTTTGAAGTAGAAAGTTCAGATGGCGTAAAATACAGAGTTGTTCTTGATGATTACCAGAAGTTCGGAGTACAAAGATCAGAAGTTGGTAGATGGAAAGATCTTGATGTAGAACCATCTATCCAGGATGTACTTTCTGGAAAAATTGAAGTAGATGGTACTACCTTAGTTTTTGATCCATCTGAGCACCTTGATCACTTTAAAGATCTTGGACTTCTTGAAGATAAAGATGAAGATATTACATTTTCAAAAGATGAAACAAATGCTATCTTGGATATCTTTGATAATCTTGCAAAATCTGGGAATGGACTTGAAGATATTCTTTCTTCTATCTCTACCACAGTAGACCTTTCAAGAGAAGATATCATTTCAGTTCTTTCAAACAATGGAAGAATTTCTAAAATTGATACACCTGTAGAAGAGGAAGAGCCTGTAAGTATAGACAATATCACTTTTGTATCAGAAGCGAACGCAGAAGATACGCAGGTACTTGAACTTTACAAAAATTACAGTACAGGTGGTGCTTCTCTAGTAGAAGTTATAGATTATATTACAATGAATACAGGACTTAACATTGAAAGTGTTAGAGATATTCTTGTAAAAAATGGAGTACTTGGTAAAGATGAGTTCATTATTACAGAAAGTGCTATTCTTTATGAAAATGATCAGGATCTTCCACAGGCAGGAGACAAATATACCATCAGATATGGTGGAGAAACTCTTCAAGTTAGTGTAGTATCTGTATCTGATGATATGGTAAATCTGATATCAAACAGTAGTGATCCTTATCTTAAAGATATTACTATGGAGGTTGAGGAATTTAAATCTTCTATTACTTCTGAGGAGGAAGCAGAAAATAAAGCAAATTATGAGGATATTCTTTCAAAAGTGGCTAAACTTGAAGAATCTGTTGGACTTCTTACAGGTATGCTTGAAAATGTTCTTAGAGAAAATAAAATTCTTAGAAGAAAGATATCAGAAAGCAAATCTCTATTTGAATCAAGAAAGCCAACTGTTGAGCTTGTAGAGGGAAAAACTTATATGGTTAAAACTTCAAATTCTGGAGTAGAACAAGGAACTTATGTAAAATACTTAGGAGATGGATTCATTACAGAAGATGGTAGAGAAGTAAGAATCGATGAATCTTCTGTTATTCCTACAACTAAGGATATCTCAGAAAGTGTAGATCCAAAAACTCTTGTTTTTGACCTTAAATTCCCTAAACTTAAAGGACTTCGTAAAGAGACAAAATCTATGTTCGAATGTCTTTCTCCAATCAGACAGGAAATCATCTTCTCTGGACTTTCAGAGTACTCTGATGAAGAAGTTGAAACTGCAATTGAAGACAGTACATCTAAGATTGATTTTGTTTTTGCACTTGAACATATTCCTGCCGAATTTGTAGGATCTTGGGAAGCACTTCCACAGGTAGAAAAAGAAAATATCGTATCTGCTTTCAAACTTAAAAATCCAAAGACAGTAGATGAGGTTGTTAATTTCTGGTATAATGTAGGACTTGAAGAAACTTATACAGACTCTAATGTAGGAGTTATTACTACAGGGATAGATTCCTCAGTTCTTGAACTTGGATATGATATAAATGATATAAACATTTAAGGCATAACTTGTGATTTACTATAATGATTGGTGGCAAAGTGGAAACATTTTGCCACCTTTCTGTATAAAATAATTAAGTTGTAAATTTTTTAGTTTAGGTATGAGAGTGGGAAAGTTTCTGATTTCTTTCTCACTCCATTTTAAAATAAAATAAGATATGAATAGTGAAATTATAGTAACAAGACAGGTAATCTCTCTTATTGATAAGTATTTAAGATATTATCCAATGGATCAGTTTTACAGTAGTGATCAGATTACCTATCTTAAAACTGTAAATACTTATTTTTCTATCTCTATTCTTGAAAAATATAGAAATCAAATTAAAAGACTTAAAAAAGATTTACAAAGAGGTAGAATTTCAGATATGGATCTTTATCCAGATATCATAACAAATCAGATAACAAATATTAAAACACTTGCACTTAGATATACACTTGTTCATTCACTTCTTGACTATATGAAGACAGATCAAATAGACAGGGTTGTAATAGGTCATTCTTGGTATCTGATTTTAAAGATGAAGTGTAAAACTTTACTTAAAGAAGTGAACTTTGATATAGAATATTTAAAAATACCTTTTGAAAATATTCCAAATTCTTTTTAAATATACTTTTTAAATACTTCATTTGAGTATTTTAATTGATAGCAAAGAGAACCTACATAAGTTTTGGTTCTCTTTGTTGTTTTTAATATATACACCAAAATTAAATAAAATTTTGTTATGAATAATTTAAAGACAAAAATCTATGAGTCTTGGTTACCTAAACTCAGAGAAAGATATGAAGCAAAAGGTATTTCCATTTCAGAATCAAAGTTAAGAACTATTGCCGAAATGGCTCATATCAGAAAAATGTATGAAAATGCTACATCTACAACTTCTGTACCAGGTAGAGGTAAATTTGCTTTTGGTAATAACCCAATGGCTGGTGGATCAGAAGTAGGATCTGGAGAAGTTTTCCAAGATTTATTTGGTGTTTTCTTAGATGTTTCTGCTACAACAGTAGGTATGGATATCATTCCAACTATCCCAATGTCTAAATCTAACATCTCTGTTTATATCGTTGAACCTATCTATACAGGAGGTATCAATGGAGAAACTAATGTAGAGAAACCAGTAATCTTCATGATTGATGTTTCTGGATCTTCTGTAAAAACTAAACTTGCAGATTCTAAAATTGGTACAGAATACTCAGTTACAGGTGGTCTTGGAATTCTTGATAAAGTTAAATTTGTAGGTAGAGATAGAATCAAAGGTAAGTATATCTTTGAAGTTACTGCTATCAAAACTGGTAAAGAGGCTGACTACAAGGCTAAATCTCTTGAAGAAGTTCTTGACCAAGTTAAAATTGATACAGACATCGAATATACTGCAAAATCAGTAGATTATGTTTCTGGATTTAACAACTTTATAGCTGGATACTCTGGATCTGGAGTTACTACTTCTACTGCTCCAATTATGAGTGCTAACAGAAGCAGACAAAGATTTAAGCCAATGAATAGAGAAAATGGAGAAAGAACTCCATACAAATCAATGGGTCTTAGACAATGGTCTCGTAACTTCTCTGCTGAGACTTTCCATGTTGATATCGAATATACAACTGAACAAATCCAAGATATGAAGATGGATCACGATGTTGATGCTCTTGAACTTGGAGATGCAGTTCTTAGAGATCAACTTACTCAATCTATCAACGGACATATCTTGTCTGAGGTATTTGCATATGGATGGCAACATCACTACAACATGCATACTTTAAATCCAGCATTTAACTTGAACTTTAATGCTAATACTACTGATGCTCCTAACCCAACTGAATTTGAAGGTATTGCACCTGGTACAGGTCTTCAAATTGCTGCTACAAAAGGAGAACTTGTTAGTGGTTCTGTTCTTGCTGAAAATATGTCATCTTTACAAAGAAGACTTATCACAAGACTTGCTTATGCTTCATCTGTAATTAAAGTAAGAAGTAGAAAAGGTAAAGGTAACACTATCGTTCTTGGTGCTACTCACGGATCTGCTCTTTCTGATATCAAAGGTTACTCTGTTGCTCCATTCTCTAATTCACTTTCTGATGAAGATGGATTAGAATATGCAGGAGAATTCAAAGGTATCCAAGTTTACGAAGATGCTTTGATGGATCTTACTGATAACAGAATTGCTATTTTCAGAAAAGGTTCAGAAAAAGATCCAGGTCTTAAATTCTGTCCTTACTTACTATCTGAAAAAATCTCTACTGTGGCAGAGGGTACAATGTCATTTAAAGAAGCACTTAAATCAAGATATGCACTTGTAGGTGCTGGTTCATCTCCTGAACTTAACTACTTGACACTTGTAGTAGAAGATTCTTCTTACAAACTTGTATAATTAAGGCAATCTTTCCTTAAAAATATGTAATAGTTGTCCCCCCCCCCTTTTTCAATTCGTTATTTATCGTGTTGTTTATTCATTGTCGAAGAGGTTTAGCTGACCAGTAATCTCATCGATGACCTGCTGTTGAGACTTACCTGCATCCGGATCGAGGTTCTCTTCCTTTTCAGTAGCTGCAGAATTCTCTTCTTGTACATCATCTTCATTGCTCTCGTCATCTCCTTTCTCCTCTTCAGGGAAGCGTGTTGGCTCCAGCTCTTCAATCTTGTCAACTGTCCAAGTTGTCAATCGTTTACCCTTTG